GTTATTTTAAATTATTTTTTGTTTTACCGGTCGTGGTGTTTTTGCTGATGGTAAATGATGCTGTAGCGGATATTACTGTGACATGGGAGCCTGGAGCAGTTGTTGAGGGAACGCCTGTTGACGAATGGCTGTTGTTTTGTGCGAATGCGAATGCGTTATATCCGGCCCCTATTGTTATTCCGGCGGCGCTTTTAACGCATACATTGCTTGTGCCGGATGGTGCTACCAAGTGCAAGATGAGATCAAGGTCGAATAATAATATCTGGAATATCGCCCAGTTGGACAGTGCGGACTCGATTGAGGTTACGTTTCTGGTTGTTGCTGGGGTACGAGTTGACCCGCGCCCAAACGCCCCGAGCCTTGTAGTCAACTGACTGGGTGGAGTCAGTTTTGGTGCAAGGCTGTTGAGGTAATTAAAAACTTGTTTAAATGGAGGCTGTAAGGAATGAACTATCTCGATATTTTACAGTGGTTGGCGCAAAACCCGATCAAGTCGATTGTTGTCGCGTTCGTGCAGTTCGCGATCATTATGAAGATCCATCACAGCGCGCATAATAAGGTGCTGCACGTCCTGCTGTCGCTGTGGTTCATCCCGCAGGATGTGGTGGTGAATGTGGTGGCGGCCTCGATCATCGGTCTGGAGCTCCCAGAGGAATGGCTGGTGACAACCCGTATGAAGCGCTGGAAGAAACTGGACCCGGAAAACCGAGCAGGTAAAAGCCGGATAAAAGACTGGAGGTATTACTTTGCGACCCAGATGTGCAAGGCCTTGAGTCGGTACGACATGGGGCACTGCTGAGGATGAGTGAAGAAACCGTCTATAACACCGAGCAGGGACCGCGCTCCTGTTCGATCCACTGCAACTGGTGTACCGAGACCAATGACTATACCGAACGCGAGGGCGAGTACCACGAATTTGTGACATGCGCCTGGTGCAAGTCAAAGCTCAAGGTGCCGCGCGCGAAGCTGATGCGCATTAACGGATCCCGCCCGCCCGGGATATCGCTGCGATGAATAACGCGGCGACAGATCTCGAAGTGCAACTGCAAGACGCCGTGGGCGAATACTACGACGACCTCGAGGGATTTGTGCGATGGATATTCCCGTGGGGGGAACCCGGCACCGAACTCGAAGACCACGATGGACCGGACGACTGGCAGCTCGATGTCATGCGCTCCACCAAAGAACACATCCAGTCCAACCCGCTCGGCATCTACCGCGACGCGACCGCCTCCGGCCACGGTATCGGCAAGGGCGCATTGAGCGCGTGGATCCAGCTCTGGCTGATGAGTACACGGCCACACCTGAACGGGATTATTACCGCGAACACATGGACGCAATTGAAAACCAAGACGTGGCGCGAGCTCGCGGTCTGGCACAAGCGCGCCCTCAACCGCCACTGGTTCAAATGGACCGAAACGAGGTTTTTTCATGTTGACCACCCCGAGACGTGGTACTGCTCACCAATCCCAAACTCTGAGCACAATTCTGAGGCATTTGCAGGACAGCATGGACGCAACACACTCATTATCTACGACGAGGCAAGCGCAATTCCTGATAAGATTTGGGAGGTATCAGGCGGTGTTAACGATCCCCGTGTGTTCTGGTACGTTTTTGGAAATCCAACGCTCAATACAGGACGCTTTAAGCAGTGTTTCCGGCGCTTCGCTGCAAGGTGGGTCACTCGTCACGTTGATTCCCGCGACTGCAAAATGCCGAACAAGGACGAGGTTGCCGCCGATGTCGAGGAATGGGGCGAGGACTCGGACTATATCAGGGTACGGGTACGCGGGATCTTCCCACGGCTCGGCGAGGAACAGTTTATCTCGGGCGAGATCGTCGCCAATGCACAGCGCCGGATCTGCGAGGTGCCGTGGGGTACACCGAAAATACTCGGCGTGGACGTAGCCAGATACGGTAACGATATGACTGTGTTCGTCGGTCGCCACGGCAGGAAACTCGGCAAGATCCAGAAATTTCGCGGCCTCAATACGATGGAAGTCGCCGCCAGGGTGATCGAGGAAAAACAGAAATCAGGGATTAACGTGATCATGGTCGATGGTATCGGCATAGGTGCCGGTGTAGTAGACCGCTTGCGACAACTCAACCACGAGGTCGTCGAGGTCATATCAGGCGGCAAACCCGATCTGGAGAACGAGGACGTCTGCTACAACAAACGAGCGGAGATGTGGTTCCGCGGTCGAGACTGGCTGGAGACAGCCGATATCCCAGATGACGCCGACCTCGAGGCCGACCTTACCGAGATCAAAGCATTCTACGATATGAAACATCGGATTCAAATGGAAAAGAAGTCCGATATGAAGAAACGAGGCCTTGCCTCACCAGACGTGGGCGACGCGCTGATGAATACGTTCGCCTACAACACCCCACCAGTAGCACGCGGTGGCCGCAGTGAATCGATGGACCCCGAACACGCAGGAGATTTCTGATGGCTGATAAAACTTGTAGCAACTGTGAACATTTTTACGAAACCAATGGTGTAAGGGCTAACTACCCGCACTGCCGACGGTACCCGCCCATCCATATCGGACCCGAGCGGAAGAATATTGGATACCCGCGAACGTGGCCCGAGGAGCATCATTGCGGTGAATACAAAAAGAGGAAACCCTAGGAGAAGCTAATGGCACTTTCAGGCGGTAGAACACATTCCGAAACAATCCAGTGGGAAACACTGGTGGCCGAGGCCGAGGGCGAGGATTACCCGTTCTTCGAGCACATCGCATACGAATTCGCGCGTAAAAACTTCTTCGAGGACGACAACGCGGGCAATTACAACGAACCATTCCCGGCCGAGGTCTAGCCATGCTATCCGAATACATACAAATGGCACTGATCGCGCTCGGCATAGCCTTGATATATGCCCTGCTGCCCGCAGAGGCGAAGTCCATCGAACAACCACCCTCGACAGCCCCAAAGGTCGAAATCCTCTCAGAGGCGATTATGGTGCGCGTCACGTACTACGGTATCGAGAAACCGCAGTGCATGTTCTGGTGGCTCGACCATGCCGGTGCCCCCGCACAAGTCTATCTGGTCGAATGCCCCAAGGACGCATGAAATGAACTTCCTGCTCATGATCGGTATGGCAATAGGCATAATCTGCTTTGCCGTGATGATCTACGCAACCATCCGAGGCCTGACATGAGCAACGAACTGCGAATGAACGATCTGCCGGACTACAACAAGGACGGTACCATATTCGACGACCACGGCAACGTACCACCTGGGTCCGTGGTCTCACTGCACAACAACATTATCAAAGCACTGCGCGAGGCCTACCCCACGTGGCGCGATACATGGTTGATCCGAATCGATACCCGAGGCGGCATCGTGCAGGTCTACAACACCGCATTCACGGGGCAATTCGGCTTCGTCATGCACATCACCAAGATTGATCCCGAAATGAAGAAGGTTCGGGAAATGGCTGGGGAGCTATTCGAGCGCTACGGCATTGCCCGAAAGAAGGGCATTGATATCAAACAGGCACTAGCCGATATGAAACGAGATCCTTTCAACCGCCCCATCTACGAGAAATAAAACATGCCACAGTCAAAATTTTATGACGCGACTCACTCGCCAAACAAAAACAAGCAGGACATGCACCAGTACGCAGGCGGCCAGAATTTCGGCAGCAAGGAGATGGAGCAGGCCTCTGCCACCGGTGAGGGCGATGCAACCGTACAGAACGACGATTACTGGCTGCTGATAGCCCGTGACGCCTACCGCGAATCAGAGTCCTACTACGACGCCAATATCCGGCATAACCATGAGCGGAATATGTCGCACTTCGCGAACCGCCATGCGCCGGGATCCAAATACTACAAGGAATCGTACAAGTTCCGGCACAAGTCGTTCCGACCGAAAACTAGGAGTTTCGTGCGCCGTCAGGAAGCGGCCCTGCTGAAATCCATGTTCAGCACCAGTGATTTTGTGACCGTCAAGGCCGCCCGATCGCATCACCCATCGCACCGCATCAGCGCCGATATCAACCAGAAGCTGCTGCAATACCGATTGGAAAACACCATCCCGTGGTTCCAGACCGTACTCGGTGCCTATCAGGAAACCCTTAACCTCGGTCTGGTCTGCAGCCATCAGTACTGGGATTACGAGGAAGAAGGCACAATGGAGGATGCCGACGACGCGGATCAGGGTATCGGTCCCGGCCAGCCGCAGGACGAACAGCAAGCCCTGCTTGCAGCCGACGTATCCGGTAATGCCGACGCGACCGCCGCAAAGCAGATCGGCAGCCAGAAATCAGACGCAGACGCGCCCAGCCTGGAGACGGCCACCATCGATCCCGAACCCGTGCAGGAGACTAAATCGAACGTCATCCAGCTTGAATTCAAAAAGACCGGCGAGATCATCAAGGATACCCCGGCCTGTGAGCTGCGACCCGCTGAAAATGTGTTCTTCTCGGTCGCCGCCGACTGGCGGGATCCTGCAGGCACCAGCCCGTTTATCATTGATAAAATCCCGATGTACCTCGATGAGGTAATGGCGATGGGAGCCAAGGGCGAGTGGTACGGCCTGTCAGAGGCCCAGCTGCTTACCGGTGTTACCACAGACTACGACGCAGTTCGGAGGCAACGTGAGGAAAACCGAGAAGACAGTAAAGACCAGCGCCATCTTCACCGCGGATTCGACACAGTGTGGGTGCACCGTAATATTATTAAGAAAGGCGGCGTCGACTGGATTTACTACACGCTGGGTGTCCACTATCGTCTGTCGGAACCCGTTCCACTGCGAAAGGACAAGAACTACAAATGGCTCCGACCCGGGGAAAGACCATACATAATCGGATTCTCCAACCTCGAAGCCCACAAGAACTACCCCGATTCACTGGTCGGCCTCGCATCCGGCACCCAGCAGGACGCCAACCTGCTGAATAATACCCGCTTCGATAACGTCGAGCTCTCACTGAACCGCCGCTATATCGTCAAGCGCGGGGCCACCATCGACTACCGTGGCCTGCAGCGCAACGTACCTGGTGGTGTCACCGAGACCGACGATCCCGTCAACGACATTCGCCTCGAGGCTCCACCGGACGTGACATCAAGTGCCTACGAGGAGCAAAACCGCATCAATGGCGATTTTGACGAGCTGGTCGGCATGTTCAGCGGGTCCAGCGTTAGCAACAACCGCTCGATGAACGAGACGGTCGGCGGCATGAAAATGCTGCAGAGCGACGCAGACAGCCTCACCGAGTACCCGATGATGGTGTTTATGATCACATGGGTAGTACCGGTGATGAAGCAATTCATTCGCCTCGAACAGCACTACGAGTCCGATCCCGCACTGCTGAACCTGCTGGGCGAGGAGCTGCAGTTATGGCAGAAATTCGGCGTAGACCGCGTTACCGACAAGTGGATTCAGGGCACGATGAACCTGCAGGTCGCTGCCAACTTCGGCGCGGCCAACCCAGAGCAACGGATCCAACGGCTTGCTGCGGGCTTCGGTATTATCTTCCAGATGGCTCCGGCACTGGCACAGAAACTCGATGGCAAGGAGCTCGCCAAGGAGATACTGGGCGCGCTCGGATACTCTGCTTACCAACGCTTCTTCCCTGACCAGAAACCGGAAGTCGCAGGCACGCAGCCGCAAGAGGACAAGGGCCAGCTCACCGAGCGGGATCAGGCACAGCTGGATCAGGACTTCAAGAAAGATCAGGCCGGAATGGAAATTGAACAACGCAGGCTGGAATTCGAGATCCAGAAACATGCCGACGAAATGGCAAGCAAGGAAAAGGAACGCCAGTTGAAAGGCGAGATTACCGCCGCGCAGCTTGAGGAATCACTCAAGCGAATCGAAACAGATCGCCAGAACAAGGTCGATGAAATGAAAATCAAACTCCGTATGGGTACGGGAATCTAGGGGAAAACTATGAACCAGCGCCAAACAGTATCACAGCAAGAGTACGAACGTATCAAGGCAATGCTCGGGGCCGACGCCGAGCAATTCAAGCGCACCAAGCTCGGGCAGTACATTCTCGACCGGTGCGCGAACGAGGTCGATAAGGCCGTAACGCGGCTGAAAAAGACCGACCCGCGCGATCACGAAACAATTCAGTCTCTGCAAAACGATATCTGGAAGCACGAATCATTCGGGCTTTTCCTTGATGACGCCATTCACTCGGGGCACCTGGCAATGCAGAACCTCGAGGTAATGGAAGTGCACGAGGATGAAAACAACTTCAAGCCGCCAGAAGAAGATGATGGCGACTATATTTCACCACCTGAACTACCAGGGGAATAACCATGACGAAAGAAACAGAAGTAAAAGCGGCCCCAGCGCCAGCAATGCGCTCGGAAGACAGGGATGACGGTGGCGAAGCTGTCGAGATTGTCGAAGACATTGAGGTCATAAACCCTGTTGAAGCATCCGACGACGCCACTAATGACGACCCGCGAGGCGAGATTTACAAGAACCACGCGGCGAAAAGAGAGAAGGAAATCGCCGACCAAGGCGACGAAACAGATCAAATTGGGCTTGAAAATGCCGAAACTGGTGATAGAATCAACACAGACGACGACCAAACATCTACCCCCCCAGATGATGACCCGTTGGTCGAAGTCATTATTTTCGAGCAAGTGAGAAGGGTACTCCAGTCAAAGGTCGACAAGGCCGGAGGACTGCAAATGTACCAGATGCGCGAAGCCGCTCAGGAGCAAATGCGACGTAATGCGGCCCGCGCCAATGACCTCGATACCCGTGAAACGGCGTTGGACGACCGGGATCGTTTAACACCTCAACCGCCCGCTGTACCCGCAACGGATCAGCACAAAGGGCGACCTCCCGGCGATCTACCCTCGGATGATCAAACCCTTGAGACGCTAGGCCTTCAATTTCAGGAGGCCGTGTACGATGGCAAAGACAATGCAGCCTTGATCCTGACGCAGATGGTGAAAACCGCTGCGAACTCCGGTGAATCCTTCGATAAGGATGGTTTCCGGCGACAGGTGAAGGAGGACGTGCTTGCAAGCCAGCGTAAAGTCAAAGTCGTAAAAGCCAGGGCCGCTCTCATAGACGCGAACCCTCAACTGGACAAGACTCGACCGGATAAGTTTGACCACCGGTTGTTTCAGGCAGTCGATGACGAAACTGATGTCGTCGAACGCAACCACCCTGAGTGGGATCCAAAAGAGGTAATCGCAGAAGCGTGGAAGAAAGTTTCCAAGTGGAAGGGTGGTCACCAGACCGAAACGATGCATGACAAAACCAAGGAAAAGCAAGACCTGAATCTTCCGAGATCCGGTACGCAGCGCTTTACACCGCCACCACCAGCTCCTCGGCAAACGAACTCCGACTACGTGCGTGACGAAAGAAAACGCAGGGGGTTGGAGGCTTGATTAACGTATTAACAGGAGACTGTAATCATGGCTGGACAAGTTTGGGAAACCAACTCAGCCGGTGGCTTCATGTATTCGGGAGAGCTTTCAGATGTCCTCCGTAACGCATTACAGCCTATGACTCGTTTTCTACAGCATTGCGATGCTGATGATTTTACCGACAAAGGCCTTCACGCCGGCGACGCGTTCCAGTGGAATGTGTACTCCGACGTCGGAACCCAGGGCGGTAGGATCGCTGAGAACCAGCGTATGCCGGAAACCGGCTTCACCATATCCCAGAAATCGGGAACTGTTTTTGAGTTCGGCAATAGCGTGCCGTACACAGGCAGACTGGATAACCGCTCGCGGCATCCGGTGAAGCAGATCATTAACAAAGCGCTACGAAATGACTGTGTTAAAGCCTTCGAAGGCGAAGCGCACGCTCAATTCGAACTCACCCCGCTTAAAGCAACAACTACCCTGGTCGGTGCCCTCATTTTTGAGGAAGTCGTCGGTGGTGGTGCTCCCGCGGCCACTGCGACTGTCCAGATGTTGAACTTCCACATCAAGGCTGCTTCTGACGAGATGAAAGACCGGGACATTCCGGTTTGGACTGACGGTAACTACCGTTGCATTACTCGCCCGAAGAACATGCGTCCGTTCAAGGATGAACTCGAAACCCTGCATCAGCACGTTGATGAAGGCTTTCAGCGCTTGCTGAATGGTGAGGTTGGACGCCACTGGGAAGGTATTCGCTTCTTCGAACAGACCCACATTGCAAAAGAAGTCTACTCTGGCTTTGCAGCCGGTGACGACGCATTCTTCTTTGGCGAAGATACGGTCATCGAGGCAATTGTTTGCCCGCCTGAAATGCGCGGTAAGCTACCCGGCGACTACGGTCGTGATCGGGGTGTTGCATGGTTCGCAGAGGAAGGTTTTGCGCTTGTTCACGACGTTGGAGTAGATGCAAGGATTATGCATTTCACTTCCAGCGACCGAGTGTAAGGAGGATATGAAATGAGTTATGGTAACGGAATTTCTGCCCTATACCGCTTCCCTGCTGCTGCAATCGATACCGTCGCTGCTGTTGGCGAGATCAAAGGACCGCGAGGTGCTACAGGTCGCTTGATCAGTGTTGCATCGGTCATCACGGTTCTGACTACGGTGGCTGTTACAGTCATTTCGGTCGGCAACTCCGGTGACGCGAATGCTTACGGTGATCACACGGTACCTATCGGTGCTGCCGGGATTAACACCAATCTGTTTACGCGTGGTGTGTCCGACGAGATCGCGGCTGATACGGACATCGAGGTTGTGTCGAATGTTGGCGCGACAGCTGGCGATGCTGACATCCTCGTACTGATCGAATGGTACGGCGGCGACGCTTCGTAAGCTAACCCTTTAACCGAAATAGAGAGGTGATCAAGTGATACCGCATAGTCTAGGAAAAGGCGACAAGGCCACTATCAGTGGTGATCCGAATGATTTGGGACTTACAAGCCGAGAAGGACAATCCAACTCGGAAAAGCTGCGTGGAGAAACTTCAGTGATGAAGCAACAACCCACGTTGCACAAGTCAACAGTCAAATCGGATCGCGGCACTTTCAAGTGCAAGTAGGCACCTGAACGCGATGGTGAAGTAAAACAAGGGTCCAGAATTGTCTGGACCCTTTTGACGTGGAGATTCGCAATGAGCGACCACACTATTAAAGCGACGTACCAGTTCCCGGGCGCTGTATTGTCGTCAGCTGCGGTCGTTGGCCGCATTCTCGGGCCAAAAGGGAAAAAGGGAAAACTGTTGGCCTGGGGTGTTCTTTGTACCACCGATCTGACAGGAACAGCGGGCCAGTTGAATATCGGTAATTCCGGTAATGCCACTGCTTTCGCAACCCTATCTTTGCCGAATACTACCGCCCCTGCTCGGGTTGACGGAGTAGAAACACCAACATACGGCGCTGTAAGTCGGACCTTAATCGATCCAGATATGGTTGTTGAAATTGCAGCAACTGCAGCACCCACGGCTGGAGCTGGCACTATTTTCGTAACTATTGAGTGGAGTTAAATTATGGCTGACGGACGCGACGACAGATTCAATTCACTACCGAATCGGGGCGCGAAACTGCGCCAAGAACACGGTATTTGCTATTCCGATGAGATGGATTACACCGAGGGTGGATCTACTCACCTGAACGAGCGCACTCGGATTGATTCAAAAAATTATCGGGAAAACACGCCCAACACCCAGAAGGTACGGGATAAAGGGCTTAATCTGAAACAACCCTTGTAGAGGAGTGCAACCCATGAAAGACGTAACACAAATTGATTTTACCGAACGCTTTGGGAAGGTGGTCGAGGAGGATGTGGTAAACCAGAAGGTTTTCTTCATCCAGAACGGTATCGAATACGATGGTTCCGGTAATGCCTGTAACAAAAAGCAGATCAAGGCGCACTATGCCAGGGTGGCCGCCGAGGCGCAGCAAACTGCTGATGATGCTATGGTTGCTTATGAGGAAGCTCAGGCACAGGCCAACACCTTGCTGGCCGGTACGGTACCCACCGAGCCAAAAACCGTGGCTGACCTCACGGCTGCGCTTACAACCGCCGAGGTTCCGATCCCAGAAGGTTCGTTAAAACCTGACCTTGAAAATCTGTGGGAGCTGGAGAAAGCTAAGCAGGCTGCTGCCAAGGCAGCGTAGTGTCTACTTTCCTCGAGCTGGCGCAGGAGACTCGGGCCCTCTCCGGCATCGGGGGCACCGGTCCTGTCAGCGTCACCACGGTCTCCGGCATCGAGGCCCGGATCGTCAACTATGTGAAAAACGCATGGATTGACATCCAGATGCACCCGAAAAAGTGGAAATGGATGTGGGGCCGCTATCTGGCGCCCGTTCCCGGTGGGTCACCGCTGCAAACCATTCTCAACACCCGCGAGTACCCGCTGACCGGCGTTAACAAGGTGCGGGTCAATTCCTTCCGTTCCTACCTGACCAGTATCGGTACCACTGATCGCCAACGCATGGTCTGGCTGTCATGGTCGAAATTCGACCGCGCGCACGGCACGTTCGAGGAGCAGGCTAGTCGTACAATCCGCGTCACGCGGGATCCATCCGGCCAGCTGGTGCTGTACCCCAAAGCCGATGCGGTTTACTCGATTGAATTCGAGTTCTTCAAATCCGCGCAGATCCTCGCGGCCAATACCGATATCCCTGAACTGCCGACCGATTTCCACCAGTTGATCGTCTACGAGGCGCTGAAACGCTTCGGAAAGGCCGAGGATGCGCCGGAGATCATCAAGCTGGGTGAGGAAGCTGCCGGATCTGAGGGCAGCGAGGGCCGACCTGTATCGGGTCTATGGCGAGCCTTGATCTGGGATCAGGAATACCGCGATGCTGACACCGAGGACGAAAGCGATTACATGGTGGTCAGAACGAAACACGGCGAATATGAGGACTATTGATGCAAAAGACGTTCTCATTCCCGCTGATCGGAGGCCTTGACCTAACGACACCGGCCGCGACGATCAAACCCGGGATGGTGATATCGTCAAAGAATTACGAGCCTAACGACGAGGGCGGCTACCGCCGTCTGGCGGGCTACGAGCGCTTTGACGGTCTACCAAGCCCAACCGAGAGCAGCTACTGGATCGTCGATTTCGACGCCGGTAGCGGGACTGAACCAACCCCCGGCGACATCATTACAGGATTAGTGTCCGGCGCGAGTGCGACCCTGCACCTGGTCGTTACGGAATCCGGTGCGTGGGGCGTCGATGCGGTGGGCTATCTTGTCCTGATCGAACTCGGCGTTACCCAGTTTCAGGATAACGAGGCGCTGCAGGAGACCGCAGCCACCTTCGCGACATCGGCCGGTCTCAGTAACGAACGCAATGCCGACTCGGATGCACTGGATAAAACATACCTTCTCGCTGCGCAGGCGACACGTAGAGCGCTGATCGCTGCAGTCCCGGGCGCTGGTGCGGTTCGTGGTACTTGGTTCTATAACGGGAATGTATACGCTGTCAGAGATAACGTGGGCCTGACTGCCGGGGTTCTGCACAGGTCATCAGGCGCTGGATGGACTGTAGTTGATCTAGGCTCCTACATCACCTTCACTACCGGTGCTGTGACACCATTCCTCGAGGGTGAGGTCGTGACACAGGCCGTATCGGGCGCGACCGGGGTTATTAAGGCTGTTGGCGTCACTTCCGGCTCATTTTCTGGCGGCAATGCTGCAGGCAGGCTATATATTAAATCAGTGACCGGCACCTTCGACGCCACCAACACCCTGTCGGCACCCAGTACGGCAACCGGCACCAGCTCCAGTCTATTGTTGGCTGACGCATTGCCCATAGGAGGCAAGTATGAATTTCGGAACTACAATTTTGGCGGTGCGATCGCGTCTTATTCTATGTGGGGTTGTAGTGGCGTCGGTCGTGGCTTTCGGTATGACGGTACTGATTTTGCTCACGTTCATGTTACAGGGCTTACTGATGCTCTGGATAAGCCGGAGCATCTGCACACTCACAAAAAGCAGCTTTTTTTCTCGTTCCTTGCGAGCCTTCAACACTCTGGTATCGGCACTCCGATGGTATGGAACGCTGTTTTCGGTGCTTCTGAGCTTGCCACTGGTGATGTTATCACATCGCTCAAGGATCAACCCGGCGATATCCTGGGCGTGTTTAACCGAAATAGAACCTACCTCCTATATGGCGATGACGTCAACAACTGGGATCTCGTCAACTTCCACCTCGAGCGCGGAGCCATCGAGTGGTCGGTTCAGGATCTGGGCTGGTCGTTTTACGCGGATGACAGGGGCGTGCAGAACCTCTCGCAAACGGACGCCTACGGCGACTTGAAGCTGGCGGCGATATCGGATCGGATCGACCCGCTGTACCAGAAGCAAAAACTATTAATCATCGACTCGGTTCGGATCAAGGCCAAGAACCAGTACCGGATCTTCTACAGCGATAAGAGCGGGCTCCTGATGCGCTGGGACAACGATTCCACCGCTGCAGGTGGGATGCGTCACAAATTCATGGCGTTTGAGTATCTGAACAAGGTTGAATCGATCTGTGCGGAGGAAGACACAAACGGTCTTGAGCGCACATTTTTCGGCTCTGACGACGGTTTTGTCTACGAGGCAGAAAAAGGCGAATCATTCGATGGCGCGGATATTGAATACTTCCTGCGCACATCTTTCTGTCACTGCAAGACACCCCGGCAGAAAAAGCGCTTTCACAAGGCCACCATTCAGGTTGACGGAGCGGAAACACCGCCGATGGCGTTCTCGCCCGAGTTCAGCTACGGCGCAGCCGATCAGCCACCACCCTCAGTATTTCAGTTCCCTGCAGGGACATTCAATGTCGGTGGCGGTGTCTGGGATACTGATTTCTGGGGATCGTTCATTTGGGACGGCCAGCTCGTCGGTGAGGCACAGGCCTACATCGACGGCCAGGGCATTAACGTAAGTCTGCTGATGCAGGGCGCTTCGAGCTTCGAACGGCAGCAAACATAATCGCGGCAGGGATCCGCGCCCTGGCTGCGCAAGTCAATAATATTGCGAGCGAGATCTCGACCGGCCTCGACAAGCTACCGAACGAGATCCAGCTGAAACGAGGTACCGTGCGCTTTGCCGTGGACACGGGTACCGCAGATACCTATGTCGTAACCCTGCCGCATGTGCCCACCTTGATCGATGGATTCGATTTCACATTCCGGCCACTGAACAGCAATACCGGAGCCTCCACAGTCAATGCGAACACTACTGGCGCGAAGGCTATCGTAATGTTCGATCTG